GGGTATTGGCTGCAACCTATACCTCACGATGGAGTCATTCGTATCAAGAATATCAGAGGCTCTATCGTCCTGTGACGCAAATCTTGACTATGATAAAATGCTGTTGATTCTGAAACATTGCCCAGATAAATTACTATCATGGGCATCAGGCATCGAGGGATTGCAGACCCACCAGCTTAAGGTGGCCATCACCCACTTAGTCAAGACGGAGTTCCACACATGCAAACATCTCCTAACCACCATGTCTGCTACCACAGCAGACTACATAAAGATGTTTATGGAATTGTCTCCAGAACAAGAGGTGATCATCAACACAGGCGGGACTGTGTCTTGGTGGCCCAAACTCATCAGAGACATACCAGAGTGGTTCACCGACAAGATACCTCACTACATCCTACAGATAGTGGACTTCATCTTAAGGTGGGTATCTCGCATCACAGGGAAAGTTAGACCATCTAGCCCGAAAGAGTCTAACAGCTCCTCCACCAGACCAAGTTGGCTGCGGCTACTGGTGGAGGTGGGACTGGTCGCTGCTGCTTGGTATGGAGTCTACAAGTACATTTCCTTATCTGAGGAAATTGTACGCCGCGACCAGGCTCAGACTCGACCTGATCACATGAGACAATGCTACGAACAGGTCAAGGAGTCGCTAGAGGAGCAGAACAACAGGTTCATCCACGACCGCATGGAGGAAGAACTAACTAAGTTAGTAATTGAACCTGCCGAAATCGATGAAGATGGCAAAGAAGTGAAACCTGAAGTCTCACAATACTTGGTCCGCCATCACGGGAAATTTGTTCGTGCCCTCGTCACAATGGCAAAGAACGAATTTGCGGGTGTTCCAAAACCCACAGAGGCCAACCAGCTGGCTGTGTGGAGATTTCTCTATCGCCAATGCGACAAGAGAGGAGTGAACCCAACGGACACCCAAAAATCAATATCCGCTGCATTGCCATTCGTGTTCCTGCCAAGCGCTTATGACCAAGATCAAGCAATCACTATGAATTGTGATGACGCTAAAGAAATGCTTCAGCGCTACGCAGATACATTTCGGTACACCACGCCCTTGCAAAAGTTGGTCCATAATCCTCTTATGGGGAAACATTGGGTTGCTTGGGCTCGCTCCATTTTTATCTCAGACCCCGAAACGGGTCTGAGGTTCGCCAAGTAGGGGTGTATCGAAAAGTGGCAGGGGGTCCAGTGCAGACGCACTCGGGTCCGACACCCCCGTCTCAGGTGCCACTTTAAAGATAGGGACCCCAAGATTCGCCACATCTACAGGATCGCAGGATTGGGCGACCAGTATGAGTTTGGGCTACACAACAACAGTGCGGCGAATCTTGAACGGGGCTTAGCTGAAAGGGTATTTATGGTCAAGAACTATCACTCCGATTACACGCCCTCTCTTGACCCGGCTTACATACCCGCCCCAGAACCAATCAAGGGCATTTTCAAAAGGCTTAACAAATACAAGAAGGAAATAGTGAAACGAGTCGGTAGGAAAGCTCCCATATCTGACGAGAGGTTCCTTTCTTACTATGAGGGTCCCCAGTTGACCACTTATAGCAAGGCTGTGATTTCCTTGTCCGAACGACCAGTGGAGGTCCGAGACTCTTATCTTAAAACCTTCATCAAAGCCGAAAAATTGAATCTCACGCTCAAGCCTGACCCCTGTCCTAGGGTCATTCAACCTCGACACCCGCGGTATAATGTAGAATTGGGGAAATATTTGAAGCATATAGAACACCCAATTTACAAAGCCATCGACAAACTGTGGGGAGGGAAAACCATTTTTAAAGGCATGAACGTAGAGGCCATGGGCGCCGAAATCCACAAGAAAATGTGCAAATTCTCACAACCTTGCGCTATTGGATTCGACGCCTCCCGATTTGATCAGCACGTGTCTGTTGAGGCTCTAAAATTTGAACACTCCATTTACAAGAGCATCCATGGACATCCCGAATTGCTTGCACTGCTACTGAAGTGGCAAATCCACAATACTGGAACTGCCTTTTGTAACGATGGGTTCTTTAAATACTCAGTAGAAGGGAAACGCATGTCTGGTGACATGAACACTAGCCTGGGCAATTGCATACTGGCCAGCTTAATTGCCAAAGACATGGTGGATTCGCTAGGAATCGAAGCTTACCTAATCAATAATGGTGACGACAATGTTCTAGTCTGCTCGGTGGATGATGAGGCAGTAGTAGCAAAGACATTGTACGCCCATTGGATGAAGTATGGCTTTGAGGTCGTGGCTGAGAAACCAGTTTACATTACAGAACAGGTCGAGTTTTGCCAAATGAAGCCAGTGTTCGACGGAACCCAATATGTCATGATGCGAAATCCTACAGTCACTATGAGCAAAGATGCTTGTAGTATCACCCCATTTTACACTCCTAAAACTGCTAGGAAGTGGTGCAGGGCCGTGGGTGAGGCAGGACTAAGTCTAACGGGTGGTATGCCTATCAAACAAGCTTATTACCAGTGCATGATCAGAAACGGGGTCGAGAAGGGAAACATTCACAAATCAAAGGAGTTCAGGTACGGGTTGTCTTATGTCTTACACAGTGGCAACTCATCCAGGAAGGCTCGCTCCATCTCAGCGGCGACCAGGTATTCATTTTATCTTGCCTTTGGGTATACTCCTGATGAACAGGAGGCATTGGAAAGATATTATGACTCCCTTGATTTGGAGTGGTCTGAATCCAGGTTGGGTATTCCTGCAAGAACCCCCGAATGTCTACTGTTGAGACAACTCCCTCAGATTCCCTTCCAATCACCGAGCCCAAACAAAACGCGGCGAAGGACCGACAAGCTGCCAGGTCAGCCAGACTCTCAGTGGCTGCCGGCGCTGGTCGCACCGCGTTAACCCAACGTGACGCTACGGAGGATAGGTTCGGCTTGAACATCATTCAAGCTGCCGACAGGATCGAAAACACGATCAACTTCAACTTCTAGCTGGCAACAGGCAAGTGCTATTGTCCCGAGGATCCTCGTGTAGGACCCTTGCTGGTGTTGTGTCTGTTACTACTGCTGATCCTATTCTCCCGATCTTGGAACGTTGCACCCATTGTGGTACCTTCGTACAATACAACGTATCATCACGAAAAGTACCAAAACATAGAGATTCAGAAATGAACCGAAACAATGGAGCTGCCAACGCCAGAAGAGGTGGTAAGCGTGCACCACAGAGTGGGGCCCGCAGACGTGCTAGAGGCAAGTCTGTGGAACGGAGAGCCGCCCCAATACAGTATGTTACAACTGTGGGCCCGTCACAACCGCGCATGGGCACAGGACAAGGATGGCAGAGAATTTCCCACCAGGAAATCATACTTCAAGTCACTGCATCCACTACCTCCGACAGCGTACAAATCGTACCAATCATCCCGAGGTTGTCTCTGTCCACAGCTGAGAAGCCCATCTATCAGGGTAGCGCACCACATCTGCGTCAAATGGGGGACGCCTTCTCCATCCACCGATGGAGGTCACTCAGCTTTGAGTGGGTCCCCAGCTGTCCTACAACGACACCAGGAAATCTGGTTCTGAGGTTCTATCCGTCCTACAGCACACCAACACCCAAACTGCTGACGGATATAATGGACAGCGAGTCCCTGGTGATAGTGCCATCTATTAGTGGAGCCATCTACAGGCCCAAAATAGACACTAGGGCTCAATCTCCCGAATTGCGCAATATCTCAATCACCGGATTCTCGGCACTCAGTGATGAGGACAAAGGTGATTTCTCAGTCGGGAGGCTGGTTGTTGGGGCCAGCAAACAGGCAGTCGGGTTGCAACTCGGCCTCCTACGCATGAGCTATGTCATTGAGCTCAGGGGAGCCACTGCAGGCAGTGGTGCCAGCGCATAGACTCGCTCAGAGTCATCCTAGGCTAGGACCGGCCAGACAAAGGTCCGACACTACATGCAGCGCTCTAGGTGTGTAGTGACAGTAAGCGCGCTCTATCCGAAACTCCAGTGACAGGACAAGACCCCAGGCGGGACGCCACACCCATGTTTGCAGACATGGCCCGAGGAAACTCTGGTGTGGGCTGGGGGGAATCCTATGATCACTGGACGGAAGGTAGAGAGTTCCAGCACAACCCCTTTAGGGTGGGCCGTAAGTGCGTGGGAACATTTCCTACAGTCTCACTGAGAAGATTGGACGGGGTACCATGAGTACCCCTCACCAGGCCC